CAGCAAATAAGCGAACTCAAATCTAAAATCGACAAAGGTGGAAAATCAGGAAATAAAGCCTCAGCCTAGCACTCAGATCGACGAAACGCCGGTCGAGTGGACTCCTGCGATGATGCTTGAGGTCACGTTGAGTCAGCCTGATGACTTCCTGAAAATCCGAGAGACACTGACCCGAATCGGTGTCGCTTCCCGAAAAGAGACAAACAAGCTTTACCAGTCTTGCCACATCCTGCACAAGCAGGGCCGTTATTTCATAGTTCACTTCAAGGAATTGTTCTTGCTGGACGGCAAGCCTTCAAATCTGAACGTGAATGATGTTCAGAGGCGAAACACGATTGCCACTCTTCTTTCAGACTGGGGACTGGCTTCCATCGTGAATACCGAACAGTGCCGAGAAAAAGCACCGTTACGCCAGATCAAGATCATTCCTCACAAAGAGAAGAATCAGTGGGAACTGCTGCCGAAGTACTCTATCGGCAATACGAAACCCTGATAAATAAATTTGCCGGCAATACCGTCGGCAACCATCGGTGCCCTTTGGGGCCGGTGGAAGTTAGTTAACCTTGCTATCATTAGGAGGAAAGTCAGATGACAACGTATACTACCAACAATGCGTCATTCACATTCCCGCGTTCAAACTTCGTGGGATTCGAACGTCTGTTCGATGAGTTGTCCCGTAATACGGTGAACAACACGAACAACTACCCGCCGCACAACATTGTTCAGATCGACGAGGATAATTTTCTCATCGAGATTGCGGTTGCAGGGTTCAAGCATGAGAACCTGGATATCCAATTGAAGGATTCCATTCTCACTGTCACCGGAAAGAAGGAGGACACTCGGACATATTCTCACAAGGGAATCTCTTCCCGTGAGTTCATCCGTACGTTTACTCTCGGTGAACACGTTCAGGTGAACGGCGCCGACCTCGAGGATGGCATTCTGGCCATCAAGCTCGAGCGCGTGATTCCAGAGGAAGAACGCCCTCGAAAGATCGAGATCGGAACAGAGACAAAGAAAACAAAGAAGTCATTCCTGAAAGATTGACATTGATTCATTGAGAATGACACGGCGGCTGGAAACGGCCGCCGTTTTTTGTTTACTTTTGTCCGGATCATGATAGGGTATTGAGTATGACGTTCTACACAAATGTCCTTTCGAAGGACGGCAAGATCCTGTACCGAGGTTACGAGGATGGATCTCGAGTCAAGAAGAAGATCAATTTTCAGCCCACCCTTTTCAAGGAGGCAGCGAAGCAGTTTGAGGACAGCACCTGGGTTTCTCTGGATGGAAAGAAGCTGCGCGAGGTTCAGTATGCCTCGATCAAGGAAGCATATCAGGACAAGAAGATGTGTGAGGATCTTAAGATCCCACTCTGGGGCAATACGAGATTTGTTTCTCAGTTCATCCAAAAACAGTTTCCTGGAAACATTCTTTTTCAGCGTGACCTGATCCAGGTGGTCAGCATAGACATCGAGACTCGTTCGGACAACGGGTTTCCGAACGTTGAGACCGGTGACCAAGAGATCCTGTCTATCGCCTTGAAGAACAACAAAGAGGACTGCTTCCATCTGTGGTGCATGAAAGCCTATGATGAGACCAATTCCTCTGTTAAGGCGAAGGTCGAGGTTCACCAATTCGTAAACGAGAAGGCCATGTTGATGGACTTCCTCAAGTGGTGGTTCAACCCGAAGAATACGCCTGACATCGTCACTGGTTGGAACAGCCGTCTCTTTGACGTGGCGTATCTGTATGCTCGTATCCGCGGTGTCCTAGGTGAAGAGCTCGCACTCCATCTTTCTCCCTGGAAGATGTGCGAGGAAGAGAAGATCTCGTTCAAAGGTCGATCCCGTGAAGCGACCTTCATCGATCTCCTGGGTATCTCACAGCTAGACTATCTGGATCTCTTCAAGAAGTTCACGACTCACACCTACGGAAACCAGGAGTCCTACAAGTTGTCTCACATCGCCAAGGTGGTTCTGGGCGACGACAAGATCCAGTACGATGGCACGCTTCAGGAGCTTTACGATAACGATCCTCAGGCATTCTTCAATTATAACTTGAAGGACGTCGAGCTGATCGAACGCTTTGAGGATAAGCTCGGTCTGATCACTCTGGCACTCACCATAGCGTACATCGGTGGTGTCAATTACATCGACACCCTCGGCACGACTGCAATATGGGACTCCATCATCTATCGAGATCTGTGCAAGCGTAACGTAACCATACCGGCTTTCATCGAGGAAAGAAAGCGCGTTCCATACCCGGGCGGATACGTGAAGGACGTGGCCGTGGGCAAACACAATTGGGTCTGTTCGTTCGACGTGAACTCGATGTACCCGAATCTGTTCGTACAGTACAACATGTCTCCCGAGACCATCATCGGTGGACAGGGTGACATTACGCCTGGCATCGATCCGGACATGCTGCTTTCAGACAAACCATTCACTCCGGTCCACAATAATATCATGGCTGCGAATGGTGTTCACTTCAGGTCCGATGTTCAGGGAGTGATTCCTCGGTTGGTCGACGAGATCTACAATCAGCGTGTCAGCCTGAAACAATCCATGTTGGCCGAAAAGAAGAAGCTCGAGACGCTCCCAAAGTCTGACAAGGAAGCCCGTCGCCAATGTGAACGCGAGATCTCTCGCCTGGAGAATCACCAGATCGCCGTCAAGATCCTTCTGAACAGTCTCTACGGTGCCTGTGGCAACATCTACTTCAGGTACTTTGATCTTCGTGTTGCCGAGGGAATCACTCTCACTGGCCAGACTGCCATTCGATCTGCCGAGAAGGCGGTCAACGCCTTCATGAACAAAACCCTAAAGACCGAGGGTAAAGACTACGTGATCGCGATCGATACCGACTCTTTGTACGTCTCGATGGACAAACTGATCCAGAAGTTCGATCCGAAGAATCCCTGCAAGTTCCTGGATGAGTTCTGCAAGAAGGCGGTCGAACCGGTTCTGGAGGAAGCGATGCAGAATCTGGCCACAAAGACGTTCTGCCCGAAGAATCGAATGGTGATGAAGCGAGAGGCCATTGCTGATCGTGCCATCTGGACGGCCAAGAAGCATTACATCCTGAACGTCCTCAACAACGAAGGCGTCCAGTATGCCGAGCCGAAGATCAAGATGATGGGAATCGAGGCGGTTAAGTCTTCGACTCCTGAGATCTGCCGTGATGAGATGGGCAACATGTTCAAGCTCATCATGAGCGGAACTGAGGAAGACGTAAAGAAGGCCCTGTCAGAGTTTCGATCGAAGTTCATGGCTATGCCTGTTGATGAGATCTCTTTTCCTCGTGGTATCAGTGACATCGAGAAGTGGATGCCACGAAACAAGAAACAGATCGATGAGCCGAGCCTCTTCGACGAACAAGTGATCTCGAATCGAATCTATGAGAAGGGAACTCCGATTCATGTCCGCGGTGCTCTTCTCTACAATAATCTGGTCAGAAAGAATCGTCTCACCAAGAAGTACCCCCTCATCCGAGAGGGTGACAAGATCAAGTTCGTCTATCTGGCAGAACCGAATCCGATTCACGAGAACGTCATCTCTTTCCCAGAATCTCTCCCGAAGGAGTTCAAGCTAGATAATTTTGTGGACCGCGAGGTTCAGTTTGAGAAGACGTTCCTCGATCCTCTTGATCCGATCTTCAAGGCGATTCGGATGAATCCTACTAAGGAAGTCACACTTGAACAATTTTTCTCTTGATAATTTACTTTGTCCGTTAACCATCATATCATACCATCATGCCAAATCATAATTCAGCATTCACGTTCAGTTTCACTACCGAGGGATACCAAGGTATTAATTATTCGTCTCCGCCTCGTGCGATCACGTTTGAGGTTGAGAGCGGAGAGCTCACTGTCGACGAGCTGTGCTCTTCATTCCAGGACTTTCTGAAGGCCTGCGGCTATATGTTAGACAACGGCACGATTGAGTTCGTTCCGTTCTCAGATGAGCCAGATATCCGTGAGGAAGATTATAACTATGAGTCGGCTCAACCTGAAGTTCAGGAAGATCCAAACCAGCAAAAGTTTGATTTCGCCAATAACGAAAACGTAGACACCACTGGCTACGACCCAACACACGGCGCCGTATGAGCAACGACTGGGTACAAGATATCGCTGATATGCACCGCAAGTTCGGTGTCAATGATGCAGTACGCAAGATGGATGCTGATAAGCTGAAAGCATTTTTGGAGTTTCGCATTCGTTTCCTACAAGAAGAACTTGATGAGATGCGAAACACCAATGATCCTGAAGAAGTAACGGACGCGCTGATTGATCTATGCGTTGTTGCCATCGGAACAATGGATGCTTTGGATATCAACGCTCATATTGCTTGGGATGAGGTGCATCGTGCAAATATGTCTAAGCAAGTTGGCATCAAGGCTTCACGTCCGAACCCGCTTGGCTTGCCAGACTTAATTAAGCCAAAAGGTTGGATTGCTCCATTTCATACTGGTAATATCGGTTTGCTTGAAAAGCTTAAGTGAAGCACTCACTGACAGTTTTCGATTCGATCTTCGACAACAAGACATCTAAGCGGATGGATTTTGCCGAGTGGACCGATCTCGAGAAAGTACTTTATCGCCTGAGCAAAATGCCAGGTTATAAGGCAAAAAGGGGAGAGATGAAAAAATCATCCTCACTCATCTCTCCCGCAATCTATCAGCCCAACTCGACCCGAGCCAACGCGAACGTCATCGCATGGGCGGGTTGGGCTGCTCTGGATGTTGACTCTTACGAGGGAGACATGCAGACTGGACTGGCTCAGTACCAGGACTATCACTTCGTCTGCTACTCAACTGCGTCCTCAACCATCGAGAAGCCGAAGTTCCGTCTGGTCTTTCCGCTGGTTCGTCACGTTCCTGCAGAAAGCATACGTCACTTCTGGTTTGCGCTGAATAAGCAGTTCAACTCGATCGGAGACGAACAGGCAAAGGATCTAAGTCGGATGTACTACGTTCCTGCTCAGTATCCAGGTGCCAACAACTTCATCTTCACCAACGCCGGCAAGTGGATCGATCCTGACCAGCTCATGGCTCGGCATACCTACCTGCAGAAGACGAACGGCA